TGCAACAATTCATTTAACTACGGTAAGTGGTATGGCAACTACAGTATCGTTGTATCCACCGGCATCAACTCCTGCACCGGGTATTGTTTTGTGGACGGGTTATACAGTTCCACCTGCAACTCCATCACAATCAAAAGTTAATGTCTATGATAAACTTGATTGGAGTAAAATACCTTTAGATAAAAATAGTCCAGAAGTTCAAGCTATCATCAATCCTGATATTAACAAAATTGATCAACAAATTTCATTAAGTGGAGCAACTGATGATTTAGGAAAAACTGCAGCAACCCAATTAAATAATGTTGTTGCAGAGATTATTGATAACGCATTATATGAACAGGGTGTTGTGGAAGTTACTGGAACTGATGATACTCTAAAAAGTGGTTATAAGAATTTAGATGAACTTTTAAAAATTGCAGGAGGATTGGCTCCAAAACTTGGAAAAAATCCAAAAGTTAGATATGAAAATTTAAAATCAGGATATATTAAGGGAATACATGGTTTGTGTCCACAAGGTACTCAAGCGGTTGTTGCCGCTCTAACTGGTGTTTCTGGGTTGGGGAGAATTAGTGGAAACGCTGATTGGTTTTCTTTTAAAAATCCAAGTACTGGTGGGGGTAGAAGTTCATTTGCAAATAATATAGGTGGTAAAGTTTATTACAATGATAAAGTTAAAATATCTTTATCTTATTTTGATAATGCATCACAATGGCAAGTTGGGGATATAGTTGTTATGGGTTATACAAATAATAAACCATATGGACACATACAAGTTTGGACAGGATTTAAATGGGTAAGTGATTTTACTCAAAGAGCTATTCAAAAAAATAATGTAGATTTTTCTACAGTTGCATTGTGGAGATTAAATGAAAATGGTAAACAAGCAGTTGAATCTCAAAAAACAAAAGCATAACAAATGGTAAAATCCTAAACTTTTGGATATAATCTCAAAAAATAAACAAATCGGATATTTATATAAACAACAAAGAAACATAATACAATGGATAGTAGTAAATTATTAAAAGCCATACAAATTCTTATAAAAGAAGAGTTAAAGGAACAATTACCTACTCTAATTAAAGAAAGTGTAAGGTCTGAAGTAAAAAGGATTTTATCCGAACAAATTAAAACTCAGCAACCAAAAAAAGAGAGTGCTGGGTTGTCTATGGCAAAAGCGATTTTAGGTGAAGATACTCCTAAAAAAACTACCCAAAAGGTAGAAGAGGTTCAATATGTGAAAGATGCGGTATTAAACCAAATCTTAAATGAAACTAGACAAAGCACTATGGATAAGACTGTGAATTTCAGTAATCCAAATATAGCAGGTGCTGGTTTGGCTGGATTGAGAGCTGAAATGGCATCTAAAATGGGATATGGTGATTTAGGTGGAGGTGGAGCTCAACCAAGTGGATTGGGAGTTCAAACCGGAAATGATGCATTAGATAAAGCATTGAACAGAGATTATTCTGAATTGGTAAAAAGATTTAATAAAAAATAATGGCTGTAATATTAGGTAGTAAACCTGTAACTGATTTAAAACAATTTGAAGATATTCCAATAGGTATCACTTTGCCGTTACAAATAGGTAATACTGCTTTTAATCAATCATTTAAAACATTTGACCAGGTTAGAACAAATATAAAATCTTTATTATTAACCAAAAGAAAAGAAAGAGTAATGCAACCCTTTTTGGGAAGTGGTTTGAATGAATTGGTTTTTGATTTTAACGATGATGAACTTTCGGTTAAAATAGAAGAAGTTATAACATCTACATTAGCACAATGGTTACCATATGTTAGTGTTGATACTATTGATATAGAACAAACGGATTTCCTAAAAGATAGAAATCAAGTTAACATATCTATAAATTTTAGAATTGGAGATTCGGTGAGTTTAAATCAGGTAACTTTTACAATATAAGCAAATGGCAACTAATAACACAGTAAGTAAAAATTTTAAAAATAAAGGTAAAGATATCAAATATCTAAACACCGATTTTTCGGGATTTAGAAGTAATTTAATTGAATTTACTAAAACATATTTTCCTAAAACTTACAATGATTTTAATGAAACATCTCCAGGTATGATGTTTATAGAAATGGCATCGTATATAGGTGATGCTCTTTCATACTATGTTGATGATACATTTAAAGAATCATTGATGCCATACGCAGAAGATTCTAAAAGTGTATTAGCATTATCTCAATATTTAGGTTACAAACCAAAAGTTACATCTCCTTCTATAACCACATTATCATTATATCATTTAGTTCCTTCTATAGGAACGGGTATTAATAATAAGCCGGATGAGACATATTATTTAAGAATAAGGGAAGGTATGGTAGTTGAAGCTCAAAGTAACTCAACGCAATTCAGAACCACAGAAATGGTAGATTTTGCAGATGAATATAATAGAGAAGTAACTGTTTATCAAAGAGATTCTGATACGGGCGAACCATCGTTTTATTTAGTAAAAAAGCAGGTGCAAGCTATATCATCCATAATTAACGAAAAAACATTAACATTTGGTTCGTATGAAGCATTTAGAACTATAGAACTTTCTGAAACGAATATAATACAAATTGTTGATGTAAGAGATGGTGATGGTAACAAATATTACGAAGTTCCTTATTTAGGACAAGAGATGGTTTTTATTGAAGAAAAAAATACACTATCAAATGATCCTGAACTATTTCAATTTAGAGATACTGTCCCATATATTTTAAAAACATTAAAAACTCCTAGAAGATTTGTAGTTAAAGTAAATGATGATAATACAACTACAATACAATTTGGAGCAGGAGACCCATCGGCAAGCGATGAACAATTAATTCCAAATCTTAAAAATGTAGGATTGGGATTACCAAACTCTATTAGTAGACTGGAAGAATCATTTGACCCAACAAACTTCTTAAAAACAAAAACATACGGAACTTCTCCATCAAATACAACAATTACAATAAAATATTTGACAGGTGGTGGCGTTACTAGCAATACAAGTGTTGGAGATATAACACGAATAACAGGGGTTGAATATGATGAAGATTTATTAAGATTCACACCAGTTCAAAGAGGTATATATCAACAAAGTAAAAATTCATTAGCAGTAGATAATGAAGTTCCTGCTGTAGGTGGTAGAGGTGCTGAAACATTGGAGGAAATTAGACAAAATTCATTAGCAAATTTTGGTTCTCAAAATAGAGCAGTAACTGCTAAAGATTATCAAGTTAGAGTATTATCAATGCCAGCAAGATATGGTGGTATTGCAAAAGCGTATGCTAGTGCAGATGGTCAATTAGATAATAACTCCCCATCATCCATATTAGCATCTCCAAATTCATTACAACAATTTACTGATTTAGTAATGACATTTATTGAGAAGGCAGATAATGAAGAGCCATCATCAGCTGAAGTAAAAGAAGAAATTAAAAATTTCTTAGTAGGTAAAACTGATAATGTAAATGAAATAAATAATCCATTTGCAATTAACCTTTATTTATTAGGTTATAATAGAAATGGACATTTAACACAAATTAATAGAGCAATAAAACAAAATCTTAAAACATATCTAAATGAATATAAAATATTAACTGATGGTGTTAATATAATAGATGGATTTATTGTAAACATAGGTGTTGATTTTGAAATAACTGTATTAGACAATTATAATAAATCTGAAGTTCTTACTCAATGTATAAATGAATTAAAAAACTTTTTCTTAATAGATAAGTGGACTTTTAATCAAACAATAAACCTTAGTGAAATTGAATTAACTATAGCTAATGTAGAAGGTGTTTCGTCTGTTCCAAAATTAGAAATCACAAATAAATGTAAAGGACAATACTCACCAAATTCATATAATATAACTGCGGCAACTAAAGAGAAGATAATTTATCCATCTTTAGACCCTTGTGTTTTTGAAGTGAAATTCCCTAACTCAGATATAAAAGGAAGAGCAAGATAATGGCATACTATTTTATTACAGCATCAAAAGATGCATCGGTTTACTTACAACAACCAAACCAAAATACTGGGTTAGACCAAATATTGGAAGTTAGTAAAGTTTATTATGGGAATATAAAAGATGTTTCTAGAGCATTAATTAAATTTGATTTAAATGCTCTATCACAATCTATCGCCGCAGGTGATGTTACTCTGAGTAATATCAGATTGTCGATGAGAGAAACTGAAAGTAATGAAATTCCATTAGAATATACAATATTTGCACATCCAATTTCACAAAGTTGGGAAATGGGTAATGGAACTCGTTTTGATGATGTATCAACAACCGGCGTAACTTGGACATATAGAAATGGAGAATCTGCTATAGATTGGATAACAACAAATTTAGCAAGTGGTAGTGATAGTAATCCTAACGATGGAACGGGTGGAACTTGGTACACAATAGTATCGGCATCTCAATCGTTTAATTACGAAACTGCTGATTTAAATATGGATGTTAAAGGTATCGTTCAAAGATGGTTGAGTGGTAGTTTACCAAATGAAGGATTTATCTTAAAATACTCATCATCTTTGGAAAATGATACAAATGATTATGGACAACTAAAATTCTTTAGTAAAGAAACATATACAATTCATCAACCAAAATTAGTTGTAAGTTGGGATGACCAAAGTATAACTACAGGTTCTTTGCAACCATTAGATGTTATATCAAATGATGTTGTGGTTAGAGTTAAAAACCTTAAAACAGAGTATAAAGTTGGTAGTGTTAAAAAATTAAGAATAACAGGTAGAGAAAAATATCCTATTAAAACATTTACAAACACATTTGCATATAACGATG